AGTATACTGTAGCTCAAGTCAGGAGATCGGCCAAGACGACCACGTTCACCCCAGTTTTTTAATGTTCCAGACCCTTGATACGAAAAATATATGCCACGCTGTCTATGAAGACGGCGTTTTTCATTTTGACGGCTTTGAAACAGCGTCGACAAAAACATGGTCTTATCACCACGCAACCGATAAAGAAGATATGCAGATTGCGAGCATCTGGGCGAACGGTGGCTCTCTTAAGGATTGCTGCCCGGCTGATGTGATGCCCAACTACTTGGAGATCGAAAAAAAGTTGCAAGCTTTCAATATGGCTTTTAGCGCAGTCGACTTTAACATCGAGGAATGGTGCATATACGATTTTATGCCCCTTTCTTTCCTGATTGACCTCTGTGAAGTAAAAAATAAAATCACTGAAAACGTCTTGCAGAATTACACGAAGCCAAAATCGTACGATCACCTTTTGAGCGTTCACCGGCTTCTCTCTGAGATGAACTATAAGGACGTCCTTTTTGACTTTGACGTGGCAGCACAGGTTAGCACGACGAGGGCCTTACAGGGCAAACTGCGAACCCTGAGAGGCGTTAACAAGTGGGTTCACTACGATCCTTATGGTACGATCACGGGAAGGTTGAGCACAAAGCCAGGCTCGTTTCCGATCCTTAACCTCCCGCACGAATTTAAAACGGCTGTGCGCCCACACAACGATCTTTTTGTTGAGCTGGATTTCAACGCAGCGGAACTTCGAACAATGTTGGCCTTGGCCGGAAAAGAGCAGCCCGAAGAAGACATTCACGCTTGGAATATGAAAAACGTGTTCTCTCGTATTGATAATCGTGATCACGCAAAGAAGAAAGCCTTCCAGTGGCTCTACGGTAAGACTGCCGCAAACAAGACTCTAGAAAAAGTATACGATAAAGAGAAAATCAAGCTTGATTGGTTTCATCACGATTTCGTTAAGACACCATATGGCCGAGCGATCGAGTGCGATGAAGATCACGCAATCAACTATGTTATACAATCGACAACAGCAGACGTCGTATATGAATCCTCCAGCAAGGTTGCAAAACTGCTGGAAGATCGTCAGACGAACATCGCTTTCATTGTGCACGATTGTATTGTCCTGGATCTGAGCAAGAAAGATTTTGACTTGATCGACGATATGGTGCATAGCTTCTCTAACACTCGCTTCGGAAACTTTAGAACGTCGCTCAAGGCGGGCAAGACATATGGTGGACTTAAGGAGATTTCTTTATGATTAACAAGATTATTGGCATTGGTGACGGCGGAAGCCAGATCGCTGAACACTTTAAAAAATACTATGATTATTCTGTTCTTTCTGCTTCTGAGAAAGGTGATATTAAAATTCCGACAGCAAAAAAAGTAGAAGATCTGGAAGATGAGATGTTTTCTACCAAGAAGAAGTGGTCGAAAACCCTAAAAGCTTTCGCCGGCGATGATGATTTGCTTTTTATTGTTAACGGCGCCGCAAAGTCATCCGCAATCTCCTTGGTTTTGATGGAAGAAGTTAAAGAAAACCCGAAAACGGTGATTTTTGTCAAATCTGACCCAAATACAATCAATGGAACAGCAAAACTGCAACAAAGAGCCGCACTAATGGTTATGCAGGAGTTTGCACGCTCCGGATTGATCGAAAAAATGTTCATTGTCGATAATATGGCCTTAGAGAAGATCAGTCCGGAAGTCAACATCCTAAACTACTATGAACAACTAAACGATCTTATTGTCTCGACTTTTCATATGATCAACTTTTGTAAGGATCAACGCCCCGTGCTCAACACGACGGACGATCCGGTGGAAACCGCCCGTATCGCAACGTTTGGCGCATTTAACGTCGAGGACGGCGAAAAAAAGCTGTTTTATTCGCTTGACTTCCCGAGGGAGACGAGCTATACTTATGTACTGAACGATGAGGCGCTTAGGGAACCGGCCAGACTGATGAACATCAAAGATATCAACACGGCAGTAAACAAAGCAGAGCCAGCAAATGCGTCATCATTTGTCATCTATCGCTCCGATATGGAGCACAATTATGGATATATAGTGCAATATAGTACTATGATCCAAGAGCAGTTGATAGAAGATCAACATTGAAACACGGAGCACGGGATGCTTGACATTCGTCCCTCTCTGGTGTATAATAGTATAACTTCGGTGGCCATTCGGCCGCCACAGCCAACCGTAGGAGGTACACATGGCTATTGATATGAGCAAAATGAAAAAGAAGCTTAATAAGCTGAACAACAAGGGAGGTAATGGAGCCCGATATTTCAAGATGGAGATCGGGAACACTTACGAGATTCGTATTCTCCCCACGCCTGATGGCGATCCATTCAAGCAGTTCTTTGTCCACTACCGTGTGGGCGATTCTGCACCGTTCCTTTCACCAAAGAAGAACTTCAACGAGGACGATGCCCTTGATCGTTTCGTGCGGAAGCTTTATGACGAGGGTTCGGACGAAAGCCGAAATATGGCTCGTGAGCTGTCTGCCAAGGCTCGTTTCTTTTCTCCGGTGATTGTTCGTGGACACGAAGATGATGGGCCAAAGGTTTGGTCGTATTCAAAGACTGTCTACCAGGAACTACTAAAGACCGTGCTTGATCCAGATTTTGGTGACATCACAGATCCTAGCAGCGGGTTTGATCTTAAGGTAACTTATGATAAGAACGCCGGTAAGATGTACCCTGAAACCACGGTGCGTCCTCGTCCAAAGGCTTCGAAGCTTTCAAAGGACGAAAGTCAGGTTGAAGAGTGGCTAGCGAACCTTCCGGATATTGATGCAATGCAGAGTCGTAAGACCCCGGCTGAGGTACAGGAAATCCTAGACGCTTTCCTTATGTCTGATGGCGCAGATCCAGAAGCACTGGCCAGCGAGTCGACTCGTGCTGGTGGTAACAGCCGTGTCGCAAGCGCACTAGCCGACTTGGTATAAGGGGGCGCAATGGGGATCAAAGATCTAAAAGATCTTCTGAATAAGAAAATGGGCGCAATCGTCGCTCACGATCTTACGAAGGAGAACCCAACAGAGGTGAAAGATTGGATCCCCACAGGTTCTCGGTGGCTTGACTCTATTATTTGTAAGGGTCAAGTTGCCGGGATCCCTGTTGGGAAATGGACTGAAATCGCTGGTTTGGAATCGACCGGAAAGTCCTATATGGCAGCTCAGATTGCTGCTTCTGCGCAACGTAAAAACATTCAGGTTGTTTATTTTGATTCAGAATCTTCAATCGATCCTGCTTTCTTGATGGCAGCAGGTTGCGAACTGAATGATTTGCTTTATGTTCAAGCCACTACAGTCGAAGACGTTTTAGGGATGATGGAAACAATCTTGAATCAAACCGAAGATCGTGTTTTGTTTATCTGGGATTCTCTGGCTATGACGCCGGCAAGGGCAGATCTAGAGAAGGACTTCAACCCACAAGCAACAATGGCGATGAAGCCAAGAGTGTTGGCGAAGGGGACAGAGAAGCTTTCAATTCCAGTTGCAGACAAACAAGCAACTGTCTTGATTCTAAATCAGCTTAAGACCAACATCACCAGGAATGTCGCAGAAGCAATGACTACTCCCTACTTCACGCCGGGTGGAAAGGCGCTAGCATATGCCTATTCACTTCGCATCTGGCTTACGGGCTCGAAGGCAAAGAAGAACTTTATTACAGATGAGAGCGGCTTCCGTCTCGGAAAACTAGTAAGGTGTAAGTTGGAGAAATCTAGGTTTGGTACCGAAGGGCGAAACTGTGAATTCAAGATTATGTTTGGCACTGAGAAGCCAGGAGTGCTTGATGAAGAGTCGTGGTTGGATGCAATCAAGATATCGGATCGAGTCACCGGTGGCGCATGGCATTCTATCATTTTTCGTGATGGAACAGAGAAGAAATTCCGTGCTGCTGATTGGGTACAAGAGTTGAAAGACCCGTTATTCCGTCGTGAAGTACTAGACATTATGGACGAAGTAGTAGTGAGGAAATTTGATGAAAGGACAGGAAAGGCAGAAGATTACTACGACGAAGAGAGTGCCGACGA